TCACGGCGATCATCAGCACGGTGCGCAGAGGGTTTTTTCCGCCACCTCCACCGCCGCCTTGGGGTAGCGTGACGAAGATCAGGATGCCGTCGATACGGGTTGTTGCCCAATCGGCACGCAATACTGGTGCGCCGTCCTTGATGCAAATGGTGGGCACATCAAATTCAGCGACGCCCTGGGTTTGCAGCCATTGGCGGATGGTGAGATGGTAGCTTGCCGGGAAGACCTCGCGCTGCTGTGGTTGGAAGGGGTTGCGCAGCATGATGACGGCGCTGGACGTTTGGATGCTCATGAAGCCCCCTCTCCCCCAGCCCCTCTCCCGCAAGTGGAGAGGGGAGCCAAGCGGTAAAAGCCTTCTACCTGCCAGCCGTGCAGCAGCAGTTCTGGCAGCTTTTGATAAACAACGCCGGCGTCTTTGACGGCGTGCAGTACGCCACCGCCATCGACGGCAAGCCAGACCCCGACATGCACGGGGTGGCGGGATTGGCGCAGCAACACCGCATCGCCCTCTTGCGGTTGCACGACTGGCGGCTCAATCCTTTGCCAGCGCTGCCGCTCAGGGTGGTGACGGAACGCGCACAGTACGGCACGCAAGTCGTCGGCGTTGACCGGAATTTCCGGCAACTGGCGAGCGAAGTGTTCGCGCTGCACGGTGAGAAACAGGCCCCAGCAGTCGTAGCTATCGGGGCCGCGTGCACCGGCAATCCAGGGTAGGCCGATATAGGTTGCAGCCCAGTGCGGGGCTGTCATCGCGTCAGTCCCGGAAAGGTCTTGGCGGTGTAGCTGATGCCCGGAAAGGCCTTGTTGCCGACATCGAGCATCCGCGCCCGTCCGGTGATGCGAAAAATGTCCGCTTCGACTTCGGTGAGCACCAGGTGGATAGGTGGATCCATCTGCGGCCCTTGCAGATCGGTGGACAGGTAGGGCCTGTAAGTCACCACGATCACCGCCTGTGATTCTGCGGCGGCATCCAGATGTCGGACGATTTCGCGCGAGACGTTGTCCAGCGTCACGGTGATTTCGGGCACCGGCAGGGTGTCGACCGGCGGCAGGTCGAGTTCGAAGCCCATGGCGATAAAGCGCACCATCTCGCCACCGTTCAACGTTGCCGAAGATTCCAGGCGCGCATCCAGGTCGGCGGTATCTCGTACCACGCGAATGGCGGTGGTTTGGCCAAGCCCGTCAACAAAGGCGGGGTGGCGCAACTCCAGGGTGTGCAGAATGATCTGCTCGGAGGGCGCGCTGGCGTAGGCCTCTTGCAGGGCTTGGGAGAGTGCAGCATCTGGCATAGCTACGCTCCGGCAGCGGCAGCGGCAGCTGCGAGTTTGGCAACAGCTTTGGCGGCGGCATCGAATTTCTCATCAAAGCCCAATCCGGCTTTCTTCGCTTTACCTGCCGCCACCTGCTCGGCGACGAAGGTCACGTAGTTCGGGTCAAGGGTACGCAGGGCTTTGAACTCGTCATCGACAGAGTAACGGGCGCGAATGGCGGTGGCGATGTCCTGGTTGATTTGCCGGATGGCCGGGCTAACCGCCTTGAGGCCGGCCAGTTCTTCTTTGCTGGCGCGCTTGCAGCGTAGCCGTGGATCTTGCTTGGCCAGCGCATTAGCGAGGCCAGCACCGGCGGGGACGGAGATGTAGCGCCGTCCGTCGAACTGACCGAGGTCGTCAATGGCCGGGCCATGCCATTCGGTCAGGAGTAGCGAAACGTTGGGGACGTCGTTGTAACCGTAGATGGTGTTTTTCATTGCTGGGTTTCCTTGGCAGTTTGGTTCAGACCATGCATGGGCGGAAGCTGCCGTTGACGCCGCGCACGCTGGTGTCGCCGACGATGCCGTAGCCGTTGTAGCCAGCAGCGTAGAGTTCACCGCTGGTGGCAAGCAACCAGCTGGCCAATCCCGCTTCGGCATAGTTGTTGTCACCGGCTCGCAGGTCTTGCACGGTCACGCCGGCGGGCAGTGGCACTTCCTGCGCCCCATTGGCTGCGCCGAAGCCGTACCAGGACGCGCCGTGGTTGCCCCAGTTATTAGCGCCAGAAGCGGCCAGGCGGTTGTCGGATGCGAGAAAAAAGGCGGCGTTGTAGCGGGAGCCGCCACAGCCGATGATTTTGGTAATCTTGCCTTGCATGCCCGTGGGCAAGGCGCATTCCACCGGTGCGTTGCGCTGGGTGAAGTCGCCCGTGGCGCATGTACCCCGGTCGTTGAAGCCCCAGGCGAAGACGCGGCCATCGGTGCGCAAGGCAAAACTGCTGGTGTAACCGGCACCCGCCAGCGCGATATCCGTCACGTTGTTCAGGCCGCCTGCGACCAATGTCCACGCATTTCTGGCATTGGCATCACCGACGCCCAGACTGCCGCCCAGATTGCTGCCCACGGCATAGACCGTACCGTCGGTTTTAAGGGCAAGGGCCATGGCGGCGACGGAGCCGTGGTTGGTGCCGTTCCAGTAGCCGCCAGCTGCCGAGGCCACTTTACTGATGCTGGTGAGGGTGGAGAGTACCGGGCTGGAGCGGGCAACGGCATCACCCAGCCCCAGTTGGCCTTCGGCATTGCGCCCCCAAACCCACAACTGACCTGCCGTATTCCACGCATAGAGGGACGCCAGCGAAGCGGAAACTGTCAGGCCGGTCATGCCAGTGAGCGTACCAACCCGCACCGGCAAGGATTGATTCGCGGTAGAGCCATTGCCCAACTGCCCGTCGCTGCCATAGCCGCAAGCAAATAGCTCACCCGCACTAGTCAGGAAAAAGACGCAGGTGTATTGCCAGTAGTTGTCGTAGCCCACCCGCAATCCAGCAATACTTTTGGGATTGGTGGTGACGAAATGCTCGATACGCCGCAGGTGATCGCGGTTGGTGGTGTCGCCGTGACCAAGATTGCCGTAGCCGTTATAGCCACCGGCATAGACATAGCCCTTGTTGGTGATGGCATACACGGCATAGCCGCCGACAGCGACTTCGGTAAAGAAGTCGTCGGCATCGAGCCGGGGCACAACCTCGACAGTGGACAACGGGCCCCTGCTGAAATCAGCCCAGTCGTACCCGGCAAGCAGCGCATAACCGGCCACGTTGCGGCCCATGATTTTGATCTGCTTGCCGCCATTGACGATGACCGGTAGCACCCAGTGCTGACCACCCCAGTCGTTGAGGCGCGGCAATTTGGCCATGGTTTCGTTCGGGCGGCTCGAAGGCGCGCGCCAGGTGGGCACACTGCCCGGCCCGGTGGAGATGAGGGTTTGATCTGCCGGGCCGGCGGGCAGTCGGGTTTCGGTCTGGCCGTCGTGAATGAGCAGATCACCGATGGTGGTCAGCTGTGCTTGCGCGCCTTTCGCCATCAGCGACCAATAGACGGTGCTGGTGGGCAAGTTGCCCGTGTTGCCAGTAGTTGGGGCGATGCAGATGTAGCTGCTGCCGCCGTACTCGACAAGATCATCGGGTTCGTAGGCTGTGGCGGCGTTGTAGCTGCCACGCCAGACGAGTTTGATCTTGCCCAGATCAAGAAGATTGGCCATAACGTTGTCCTCGGAGCGGTGTAAAAAGTGGGGTTGTTAAAACGTGGCGACCATGTGCCCGTTGGCTTGCACGGTGAACTGGATGCCAGCGGGAGCCAGCAGCACGGTTATGTAATCGAAAGCTGTGAAAGAGTCGCTGCCTTGCTGGTCGCTACGCGCCAGTTGCAGCCGGTTGTTCACTCGTCGAAATCCGTAAAACACGGGGGCCAGCAGCATGGCGCTGTGCACCAGCTCGTAGCCGGAGGCATCGGGTTTGACGCGCACTTCCTTGCCGGCATCGGTGGAACTGATTTCCGGCAGCGCCCGGGCAGCGGCAGTTTCTGCGCGCAGTGCCGATGATTCGGCAGCAATGGCGGCAGCCTGTGCCTGATCGGCACCTTCACCGGCCTGCGCAAGGATGCTGCCTGCTGCGACGTTAATACGCTCATCAGCGTCGCGTAGCAGTTTGGCGACGGCTTTAACCGTGCCGCCTTCGGTGGCGACCGTGGCCGTATCCATCCCGTGCACGATCTGGTGCAACAGGCCACTGTCGGTGGTGGCTTGCGCCACGGCATTCTGGAGATCGGTTTGCAGGCTCATGGTGTGGGTGTTTGCGTAAGTGCTGGCGTTTATTACAGATTGTTGGGTGCCGTTACATGCACCAGCCGATGCAAGGTGGCAATGGCGACAAATAAGGCATCAGGTTCACTTTCAAGTAAGAGGCCAATGGCCCCTTCGTCGAGCGTGGGGCGTTCGCGAATTTCAAGCTCGCCCTTCACCTCCCATCGCCGGGCAGGCAACAGGCGTGCTTCAAACTGGCGGGTAAAGCGCGCTTCATGCGGCAACAGACCAAGGCCGCCGAGCAGCGTGATTTCGAACCACTGACCGCCTTCGTCGGCATGAAACTTGTACCAAGCCTCGAACAGCGCGAACTGGTACTCACCGAACAGCCAGCGTACGGTGATTCGCGTCGGTGTCTGACGGAAACGCCGACGCTGGCGTGCGGGGCCGGATTCCATTTCGGTACGCAGCACCGCTTCCTGTGGTGACACGCCGTAGCCTTCGACACTGGGTAGCGGCAAAGTAGCAGGCCAGGTGACCGGCGTGGAGGCGCTCATCTCAATGCTCCCGCTGCCGGGTTCAGGCCATAGCGACGCTCCAGCGTGGGCGCCAAGCCGGAGCCCTGTGAAATAGACCGTGCCATGCGCGCTTCCATTTGCTCGACGATGACATCAAGACGCATGCCACCACCCGGCTGTCGCGTGTGTTCGACCCGGGCTTCCACGCCACTGGCGCGGTTGATGACATTGACTTCGACGTTAACCTCGGGCCGCGTGGCGATGGTGCCGCCCAGCGCCCGCAGTTGTCCTGGGGTAAATACCGCTTCACCTTGTTTGGCGATGATCGGCACTTCGCCAGCAACCAGTCCGCCGCTGTGAAACCGTGAGGCTCCGGCGAACAGGCTCATTGATGCCGTGCGCGCTGACAGGGTTTCTGCGCCCACCATGCCACCCGAGTGCGCCACCATCACTGAGCCGCTCATCAAATCGGTAGCACCGGCAGGGACTGCTGACGCATCGCCACTGACACCCGAGAACAAGCCGCTGGCCCAGTTGGCGAGCGGCAAGGTGATCATGCGTTGAATCTGAATGCGGACCAGATCGGTGATGATGCTGTCGGCCATGCTCTTGAAATCCAGCTTGCCGGTGATGACAAAACGGGTCAGCGCGTCTTCCATGGTGCGGAACGCGCCGGTCACCGCCCGTTCTGCCTGCTTGGCAGCGTTGGTGGCGTCTTCGATGTAGGTGCGCAGTGCAGATTTTGTGCCGTATTCAAAGCTGCGCTGGTAGTCCACATTGGCGCGCGCTAAATCTAGGGCGATGGGTAGTTGCCGAGACAGCGCATCGTTGATGGCGTCAATTGCCTGCCGCGCCAATTCGGGCTCCTGCAGCTGGTTGGCTTCCTTGCGGGCGTTGGCGGCAGATTTTTCCAGATCGGCACGGGCTTGCAGGGCGGCCCGGTCGGCTTCCGAGAGGTCGAGCAACTGGCGCTTGAGTTGCAACTCCTCGATGCGCTGTCGGTTGGCGCCGATGAAGTTTTCAACGATCTGGCGGGATTTTTGCTCTTCCTTTTCGTACTCGTCGAAGCGTTTGTTGGCTTCCTTCTGCTTCTCGATGGCATCGAGGATCGTGATGTATTTTTCGGCCTGCGCGGCGACGCCTTTGTAGCCTTTGGCCTCGAGGTCGAGCGCTTTGGCGCGTAGCTCGGCGGCCTCACCCTCGGTGTTCTTGGTGACCCGGCCTTGCAACTGGCGCAGAAAGGCATCCCCTTCATCACGCTTCTCGCTCCCCACTTTCGATTGGAAGCCGGACAAATCCAGCGCCATCGGTTTTTTGCGTGGCTGCTTGGGCAGAAATTCGTCATAGATTTTTTGAACCTTGGCGGCCTGCTCTGCGGTGTCGAGCACAAACTTTTGCCCCATCACACGAACGGTACGGCGCTGCTCGTCGAAGAAACGTTGTACCTGATCCACGTAGCCGGGGTTCTGGTTGATGTTGGCAAGCCGCTGGTTGGCGGCCTCTACAAATTTATCCCGCGCAGTTTGCAGCTTGACGATTTCGGCATCGATAAGTTTGGGGTCATAACCCATGGATTTCAGGGTGCCGAGCGAATCGACCTTGAACCAGGTTTCGATGTCTTTGCCCACCACCTGCAAGCTGTCGAACGGTTGGGCGATGACCCGCTTGGTCAGTACTGCCGCTTCGGCGATGAAGGCCAGGCCGGAGGCGACCGCCTCAAGGAATTCCAGCACTTGCTGGCGGTTCTGGGTGATGGCCAGCAGTTCATTGGAGAAGCTGCCGGTCTCGGTCTTGGCCAGGAACATGCGTTCGGTGAGGTCGGCCAGTACCGGGATAACGGCTGCGCCAATCTGGCGTTGCAAACCCTCCGTGACGGCGTGCAGACGCTTGAGATTGTCGTTAAAGGCTTCCGATGCCTGTGCGGCGTCTTCCGACATTACCAGGCCGAGGCGTTTGGCCTCCTCCATCATGCCCGTCAGTCCCTCGCGGCCCTGATTGAGCATGGGGATCATGTTGAGCCCCTCCTTGCCGAAGAGTTTGACCGCCAATGCTGCTTTTTCTGCGCCATCGGGCATGGCGGCAAACCTGTCGGCAAGGTCAAGCAGAACAGCTTCGGTGGGGCGAATCTGGCCGGTGCTGTCCATCGCAACAACACCCAGCGCCTTCAGTGCCGCACCACCTTCCTCGCCTTTGACCTTGGTATCAAAGAGCGCGGTGGACAGGTGCTTCAGCCCTTTCGTCAGCCCTTCGGTGGTGACATCCGAAAGCTCCGCCGCGTATTTGAGGGCGGACAGCGCCGCGACCGAGACGCCGGTTTTTTGCGCGAGCTTGTTGAGTTCCTCGCCCGTCTCGGCCACCGGCAAGATCAGTCGGGTCAGGCCATAGCCGATGCCGGCAATGGATGCCCCGGCAATAAGCCCTGCCGG